GCGCTGAATCAAAACCGGACCCTAAAAAAAGCACTCGCAACCGACAAACCACTTGACAACTAGCGGAGGCTGTTGTGTCAGCTCGAAATAGTAAGGTTACTGACGAAGTCAAGCTCCAACTTTTAGAAGCGCTGCTCGAAGGCGTGACGCGCGATCACGCGGCGTCGATCGCCGGATTGACATTCGAACAGCTCGCGGACGCGTGTCGCGATCCGGCGTTCGCGCTCGAAGTCGCACAAACGGAAGCGCTGTGTGCGCGCGGACTCATTCGGCGCATCACACGCGCAGCGCCGAAGCTTGCGGGCGAGGTAGACGAAACGCCGTACGAAGCGGCGAAGCGCACACTAAGTAAGGGAAAGAAGGGCGGCGGCAACTGGAAAGCGGCGGCGTGGTTACTAGAGCGCCGTTTCCCACAGTACGCCACGAAGGACGCCGCCGCGCGAGCGCCGCGGCCGTCGAGCGACGATCGCCCGTTCTCGCCTTGGAAGCGCCCGGACGCTGACGCGCCGCGCACTGACGTGCAGTGATGGACACGCCGGACGCATTGCGCGAAGCGCTCGCGCGCGCGGAATGCTGGACACGATCGGAAAGGATCGAGCTGTGTTACCAGCACGGCCTAAGCCACGATCAGGCGTGCAAGTTGCTTGGATACGACGCGCTGACGCCGTCTGTCAGCGACATACGAGACGGTAAGATCGCGTGGGCTTACGACGTAACCGAAGCGGCTAGCGGGCGCTTGCCGTGGCGGGCGCGGAGGATCAAGTAATGACAAGCGCGCCGCCGCTCGACGAAGCCGCGCCCATCGTGCGCACGGAAGGACAACGGATGTTGCTTTCCGTGACAGGGACGCTAGCGGCGATCGCGCGCGAGATCGGCTGTAACCATCCGAGCACGATCCATCACTGGCGCTACGGCCAAAAAGAGCCAAACCCGGAGATGAAGGCGCGGCTATGGTCGGCGTTCGGGATCCCCTCGCGCGCATGGTCGGTACGTCCGGGCGCGCTCGACGAAGCGCGCCCGCCACCGATCGAGACGGCGCGAGCAACAGCGCCCGCGGGCGCGCCGTCGACGCTCGAAGACTGCCTAGCCTTGCTTGACGTGATCCGCCGCGACCGTCAGCAGGAAGGACTATTGCCGAACGAGCGCGTGAAACTCGCGAGCGCCGAAGCACAGATCCTTGCTTTACGCGCGCGGCTCGAACAAGCCGCGGAGTTCGCCGAATCGCGCTACGTCACCGATCACCCGAGTTGGATCAAACTGCGGCGTGCGATCCTCCGCGCGCTCGAACCCCACCCGATCGCGGCGAAAGCTGTGCTCGAAGCGATCACGAAGATCGAAGGCGGCGGCGCGTGACTACGTCGATCGTTCGCGAGCTGAACAAGCGCGTGCTTCGGCGCAAAGCGCCGTCGCCCGATGACACGTTCGCAAACGATCTGACGCGCGAGCTTGCCGGCCTGATCGCGCGCGCGACGAGCACGCGCTTTCCCAATCCGAAGTACGCCGAAGATCCGGTCGCTTTCTTTCGTGAAGTGTTGGGCGTCGAACCGTGGGATCGACAGATCGAGATCTTAGAAGCCGTGCGCGACAACATGCGAACGGCGATTTGCTCGGGACACAAGATCGGCAAATCCACGAGCGTCGCCGGCCTTGCGCTTTGGTATTACTGCAGCTTCACCGATGCGCGTGCGATCATGAGTTCGACGACGAGTCGACAAGTCGATCAGATCCTGTGGCGCGAGCTGCGCATGATGCTTGCTCGCTCGGGTCGCTGCGTTAGTTGCAAGCTCGAAGATCCCGAAGCGTTCCTGATCCCGAAGCCGTGTCCACACAGCGCACTGATCGAAGGCGAGCTAGGCGAGCTTGCGCGAACCGGACTAAAGGCACCCGACTTCCGCGAGATAACCGGCTTCACGTCACGTGAAGCCGAAGCCGTCGCCGGGATCAGCGGGCGCAATCTGCTTTACCTGTTCGACGAAGCATCCGGCATTCCCGACATGATTTTCGAGGCGATGGAAGGAAACAGAGCGGGAGGCGCGCGCGTCGTGCTCGTCGGTAACGGCACGCGCAACGAAGGCGAGTTTTTCGAAGCCTTCAACTCCAAAGCGAACTTGTACAAAACGATCCGCATTTCAAGCGCGACAACGCCGAACGTTGTGCAAGGCCGGATCGTGATTCCGGGACTCGCGACACGCGAATGGATCGAAGAAAAGAAAATCGAGTGGGGCGAGAAAAGCGCTCTCTACCGCGTGCGTGTGTTGGGCGAGCACGCGACATACGAAGAGGGGAAGATCTTTTCGCTACACGCGATCGCGCAAAGCGAACAGCGATGGGACAACGCGCCCGCGGAAGGCCGGCTGTTCATCGGCCTTGATCCCGCGGGCGAAAGCGGAACCGGCGACGAGACTGTGTTCGCCGCGCGTCGCGGCTTGCGGATGTTGCGACTCGAACCGCACCTAGGGTTGACTGTCGAAGCGCATCTAGTTCACCTGCTATCGATGATCCGTGCGCTACGGATCCCGCGCGAAACGCCCGTCGTCGTCGTCGATCGCGAAGGCTCGATCGGATCGAAGCTCGCGATCCATCTTCGGAACTTCGTCGACGAACATCCGGGCGTCTTTCAACTGGTAACCGTCCGGGCGTCGTCGGGCGCGATCCGTCAGCCGGCCGTGTACGATCGCATCCGCGACGAACTCGCCGCGAACCTTGAACTGTGGATCCGCGACGGCGGCGCGATACTCGAAGACGCGAAGCTGACGAAGGAACTTCACGTGCTCGAATGGAAGCAGTCTGGCGGCGGCAAGCTCAAGCTGACGCCGAAGGACCTGATCAGGAAGATGATCGGCCGCTCGCCCGATCGATACGACGCGCTGTCAATGAGCGTGTGGGAACCGCTGTCACTTCGCGACGACGAGCTACCCGCGAGCGCAGAAGCGATCGCCGAACGCGAGCGCGACGCGCACGGCGGCGGCGAACTCATGCCCGAACTTGATCCGTATGAAGGGGCGTCGATATGGCAGAAAGGCTGACACGCGGGCGGCGCGCACTGCGCGCAGTGCTACAACGCACGACGAGCGAGGAGGTCGCGGCGCGCTGTCGCGTCGCCGGCCGTACGGTTCGCTACTGGGCACAGGAACGCGAACCGGACTCCGACAACAAGCTCAAGCTCGCGCAGCTATACGGGATCCCCGCGGGCGCGTGGGGCGCTGTTGTTCCGCCCGCGTTCGCGACAAAAGACGATTGGAGCTGATCGCGACTGTAGTGACGTGTTGTTAGTTCGTTCGTGTTCGAACGGCTAGCGGAACTTACGGCGACGCTGTTAGGTCGTTCCGCTTACCAGCGGAACGAATCGCCGTACGTTGCCGAACGTCAGACGCTCGACGCGCCGCAGATAGTCGAAGCGCGCAAGCGCATGGGCGGACAGTTGGAGTTGCCAACCGTTCCGCAGACGCGCTGGTATCTCGCGCAGCTCGAAGCCGCGGAGTTCGCCGCGGACGGCGGCAATCTAGAGCAGGCCGGCTTACTCATGCGCGCGGCGCGTTCGGACGGCGTGTTCGCGGGCGTACTGTCGACGCGGACGAGCGGGTTAGTGCGCTTGCCGATCCGCTTTCGCGGCGATCCCGATGTTGTCGCGTCGCTTGAGATCGGGCACGGCGACGCCGCGATCCGAAGCGTCTTCGATGAAATGTTTCCGTCGAGCGAGCTTGCGCAGCTCGCCGCGGATGGGATCTGTCTAGGCGTCGGCGTCGGCGAACTCGTTCCGGTCGAAGGCCGTGACTATCCGGTATTCGTTCGACTGCAGCCGCAGTTTCTTGTGTACCGCTGGATCGACAACGCTTGGTACTTCCGCAGTGCGCACGGACTGATCCCGGTCGTTCCGGGCGACGGGCGCTGGATCTTGCACTGTCCGGGCGGACGCTCGTCGCCGTGGATGAATGGGATCTGGCGCGCGATCGGGCGCGCATACATTCGTAAGCACCACGCCGCGTTACAGAAAGACAACTGGGAAGGCAAGCTCGCGAACCCGGCGCGCGTCGCTGTGTCGCCCGCGGGCGGTAGCGAAGAACAGTCGCAAGCTTGGTTCCGTCAGGTCATGGCATGGGGGATCAACACCGTGTTTGGGATGCGTCCCGGATACGATGTGAAGTTGATCGAGTCGAACGGTCGCGGGTGGGAGAGCTTCAATAAGACGATCGCCGATCAAAACACGGAGATGATCATCGCTGTCGCTGGCCAAACAGTGACAGTCGACGGCGGCGCTGGCTTCCAAAACAGCGACATCCACAAATCCATCCGCGCCGACTTGATCAAGGAAACGGCGGACGGACTCGCGTACACGATCAACACGCAGGGGATCCCGGCGTACGTCGCGCGCATTTGGGGCGAAGACGCGATCAACGATCGCCCGTGCGTCGTCGATTGGGATGTGACGCCGCCGAAGGATCGCAACAGCGAAGCCATGTCGCTGTCAGCTACGGCGAACGCGATCATTCAACTAACAGCGGCGCTTGTCGAACATGGCCAAAAACCGGACGTAGCCGCGCTGTGCACGCGCTTTGCGATCCCCGTCGAAGCCGAACCCGAATCCGAACCGGCCGCGCCCGACAGTGCGCTCGACGGCGGACAAGTCGATTCACTGCTGACAGTGATCGGCCAGGTCGCGCTAGGACAACTTCCGCGCGAAAGCGGAGTCGAGATCATTCGCGTCGCGTTCAATGTCGATCGCGAAACCGCCGAACGCTTGCTCGGGACTGTCGGGAACGGATTTGTTCCCGCGCCGATCGCGGATGCTGACGGCGGCGGCGACGCCGACGAGTTGCCGATCGACGAAGCCGATCCGATCGACGACGACGAACTCGACGACGAACTCGACGACGACGTGTCGAACGTCATTCCGATCGAAAGGGCAGCATGATCAAGCGTCGCCGTAGCTCGCTACCGCTGCAGCGTTTCGATCGAACGGGTTTGCTCGCCGTCGATCCGAAAGCGTTCTTCGAGTTGTTCGTCGCGCCCGAGTCGCGCGACACGCAGCGGATCAAAAACGTTGACGTGATCGAAGTCAACGGCCCGCTTGTTCAACGCGACGAGATGTGGTGTGACTCTTACGAATCGCTGCGCGCGCGCTTTACTGCTTCGTGCGAAGGCGACGCACAATCGATCATCATGCGCTTCGACAGTCCGGGCGGCGACGCGTCCGGCTGTTTCGAAACGGCGCGCGCACTGCGCGCCGAAGCGATCGCGGCGAACAAGCCGCTGTACGCGTACATCGATAAGAGCTGCAGCGCGGCATACGCGCTCGCGACAGCGGCGACTCACGGGATCGTGATCGGCGAGACGTGTCCCGCGGGATCGATCGGCGTGCTCGCGTCGCGAACCGACTTCACTGCGATGAACACGGCGCGCGGCGTTAGGATGGCATTCATCGCGAGCGGACAGCGCAAGCTCGACGGCAACCCCGATCATCCGTTGAGCGAAGACGAGCTTGCGGAAGCAAAGCGACACGTCGACGAACTCGCCGGAAAGTTCTTCGCGTTGATCGGCGACATGCGTCCGCAGCTGTCGGCGGCGGCTGTTGCCGCGTTCGACGGCGCGATCTTTTACGGCGACACGGCCGTCGAAGTTGGATTGGCGGACGCGGTTTCGACGTTTGAAGAGTTGCTCGCTGTAGCGAGCGAGAAAGGCGACGCGATGACAATCTTGCAGGCGAAGTCAGCTAGCAGTGACTACGACACGGCGCGGACGGCGCTACAGAAGGCGGCGAAGGGCGACGACGCCAACGCCGAAGCGGCGCGCCGTGCGCTCGCCGCAATGGGCGTGGGCGACGACGACGAGGAAGCCGTCGAGCCCGAGATCAAGAAAGAACCGACCGATCCGTCGTCGAAGGACGAAGACGACGACGAGCCGAAGACGGAAGACAGCGACGACGATCCGAAGGCCGAAGACGGCAACGACGACGAGCCGAAGGCCGAAGGCGGCGATCATCCGAAGGCATCGGACGACGCGCCGGCCGATCGGAAGCCGAAGGCGTCGAGCGCGCCCAGCGCCTATCAACTCGCGGCGCGTGTCCAGACGCTCGAAGCGCGACTCGCGGCGGAGAAAGACTCACGCATTCGGCGCGGGCTACTCGCGAAGCGCCCGGACTTCGGCGCGGAAGTACGCGCCGTGCTCGCGAAGGCGCCGATCACGCTCGTTCGTGAAGCCGTCGCGAGCTGGCCGAAAGTGAAAGCCGAAGCGGCAACGCCGAAGCCGAAGCCGAAGCCGATCGCGCCGGGCGCCAAAGCGATCACGACGGTCGGCGCAACGCGCGCGATCACGCAAACCGGCGACGGACTGTCGAAGGCGCCGACGCGCGCGAGCGGCGAAGACGCTGACGTACTCGATCGCGCGATGGGTCTCACGCAGTCGCGCATGGGATGCAAGCGCGAAGGCTCGACGCTGTACTTCGGCTTCGTTGCCGATCCGGAGTCGCCTGACGGCGTCGCCTAACAAACCCAGTCAGACAGACAACAGAAAGATCGAGACCTAACACATGACGGCGCTAATCAAAGAGCGTATGCGGTTTTTCGAGAAATGGACGCGCCACCTGTTCACGCTCGCGAGCGGGAACAAGGGTTGGAAGGGCGGACTCGCGGGCGTCGATCTGTCGACTGGCAAAGTCGAACCCGCGCACCCGGAGTCCGATCTCTGGATCATCGGCGTCTTCGATGAAACGATCGACGCGACGCTGGGCGACAAGCCGATCAACGTTCATTTGTTCACGGAGATTCACCTAGAGTTCTTCGCGAGCGCGGGCGGAATCAGCGCGACGAACATTGGACAGCTCGCGTACGCGCTCGACGATCAAACCGTTTCGCTGACGCCGACCGGCGCGCTCGTCGGGCGCATTTGGCATTACGATGCGGTAAAGGGCGTCGGAGTCGAGAAGGCGTCGGGCGCGGGTGGCGGCGGCGCTGTCGGCGCGGGATCCGGTTTCATCGAAACCAGTTACGGCGCGTTCGCGTCGAACGATCTCGTGATCCCGACCGAACCCAGTAACCGCGCGATCGTCGACGTTCCGACGACAGCCGGCGCGTCAACGATCACGCTTCCGGCTGCAGCCGCGGACGGGACACACCTGATCTTTGTTGCGGACGGCGTGAAGAACGGACACGCGATCACGTATCGCGACGCGACCGGGCCCGTCGTTCTAACGACGGCTCTCCCGGCGCTAAAGCGACATCAAGTTCACGCGGTCTACTTGAACGGCACTTGGACAGCGAACGCGTACAACAGTCCCTGATCCGATCGTCCCGATCTAACACTGAAAGGAAACAGGGACTAAACCATGCCAGCATTGACACCGCAGTTTGTGATGGACCTAGAAAGTCGTATGCAGATCATCACTGATCGCGAATACGACCGGCTAAACGCCAACCTCTGGTGGACACGGATCGCGAAGCAGCGTCAGTCGACGGGACTTCGCGACATCATTCTATGGCTGCTTTCGACGGCCCAGATCCGCGATCAAGGCAAGGGCGGCAACATCCATTTTGAAGATCTGGTTACGTCGTACACCCAGATCGAAAACAAGTTCAGCGGCGCGGGCCTTCGCCTGTCGCGTTCGCAACTCGAAGACACGGACGGCGGCGGCATGCAACTCGCCGCGCAATGGTCGTCCGACATCGGCGCGTACATGAGTTATTGGCCGCAGAAACAGACGGCGAACTTTCTAAAGAACGCGCACACGGCCGGCGTGTTCAACTCCTACGATCAGCTTCCGTTCTTCGGCGCGAACCATCCGTTCAATCCGTACAGTGAACAGTACGGAACCTTCAACAACGTGTTCACCGGCGCGGCGAGCGGCGCGTATCCGGGCGCGTGTCCGATCGACGACTCGGTTACGACCGAAGTCGCGCTCGCGAACCTGTCGAAGATCTTCGCGTACATCGCTTCGATCAAGATGCCGAACGGCGAAGATCCGCGCATGCTTCGGCCTGCCTCGCTGTTTTGTTCGCCGCGCGTTTTCCCACGCGCAGTGCAACTGACTAGCGCGAAGTTCCTAGCGCAAACCGCTGGATCGGGCGCCGCGCCCGGCGACGTGGAAGCACTCGTAAAGGCGTTGGGCTACGCGACGCCGATCCAAGTCGACGAACTCGCCGGCTTCGAAAACGACACGACGTTCTTTGTCGGCGTCGACACGCTCGCGACGAGTCAACTCGGCGCCGTGATTTACACGGAACGCGAACCGTTCCGGATCAACTATTACGGCACCGTCGATCAAGCGATCCTTGGGCGTCAACAGGAACTCGAATGGCAGACGCACGGCCGTAACGTCGTGTCAGCCGGACACCCGTTCCTATTGTTCAAGGGTAAGGGCGCCTAGTCGTCGCCTAACAGACTTCGGCGCGTGCTGGTTTTGCGGCCGGCGCGCGCCCGAAGACGCGCTGTGCCTGTCTGTCTGTTTGCTCGCGTGCGTCCGCTATGCCCCACACAGCTTATATCGACGTGGCGCGGTTCAAGTTGCTTTCGGTGATCCCGAACGACTACGTCGACGAAGCCGAAGCGCAGTCGCCCGGCTTCACGCTGACACAGCTTCAATATTGGAGCGCATGGATCGACAGTCGACTCGGGAAGCGCTACCGCGTTCCGTTCGTCGGCGCGATCCCGATTCAGATCGAGGGTTGGCTTGCTCGCATCGTGACGCCGCGTGTTTGGGAAAAACGCGGCGTCAACGCCACTGACGAACAGTGGGGCGCGATCATGAAAGACGAAGCCGACGCGCGCGCCGAAGTCGAAGGCGCGGCGAACGGCGAAGTCGGACTGTATGATCTGCCGTCGTACGCGGGTTCGCCCGCGTCCGGAATCGCGCGCGGCTTCCCGTTGTCTTATTCGGAGTCGTCGCCGTACGTCTGGTATTCGGAGCAAGGGCGACGCGCGACGAGCGAAGACTCGGGCGGCGGCGGGACCGGAACGGGCGGCGCGTTATGAGCGCCGACGCCGCAGTGCGCGCGATGATCGACTCGCTTCGCGAGTTGTCTAACTTCGGCGAACGCGCGGCGCCCGACGTTGCGCTCGCCGTGCGCGGCGAGTTGGAATCAACGATCGCTCGGGAACAGTCGCCGGACGGCGAGCCCTGGGAAAAGCGGAAGTCGGGATCGGGACAGCTACTTCCGAACGCGACGAGCCGCCTCTATGTCGCCGCAGTCGGCTCGGTTGTTTACATCCGATTGAAAGGCAACGAAGCGCGACATCATCGCGGGCGCGCGCGCGGCGGCGCCGTGCGCCGTGTCATTCCGTACGGCCCGACGTTGCCGGATCCGATCGCGATCGCGATCCGGAACACGCTCGACAAACACTTCGAACAGATCACGGGCGGCGGCAATGGCTGACACGCTCGCGCTCGAATGGCTGTTCGATACGGTCGTTCAACGCTTCGCCGCGGAAGGACCGGCGAACGTGCGTCAGCTGTTCGGTTGGCGCTTCGTCGCCCAACATCACACGGGCGCGCGCATCGTTTGGGTTCCGGGCGACAGCGTCGGCGGCGTGGGGCGCTTCGGGCCCGCGCGCGATCCGGGCGGCGATCCGCGCTCGCTCGGGACGTTGCACGAGACCTACCACGTCGTGATCTCGGCGAACGATCCGACGCAACCCGAAAACGAGCGACTACAGTATCGCGCGACGCGCCTTCTGTTCGACGCATGGTTTCGCGCCGTACATCTCGCGGCGCACGGCGTGTACGCGATCGATCGTCCCGAGTGGATTGTCGAGCGGCTAGAGCGCCGCTTCGGCGCCGCGCTTCGAGTGACGGGATCGATCCAAGCGAAGATCCCGGACAGCGCGCCGACCGGGCCCGATTACGACTACGCGCCGATCGGCACGGACGCGGCGATCGATCTGACAGAACTCGACGTAACCGAACCCCTATCCATTGAGGGAACAGCATGACGCTACCAGCGGTATTCATCACTGAACAGGACGGCGCGCTGGGCGTGCTGCCGCCTTCGTCCGGGCGCTTGCTCGCCGTTGTCGGCGTCGCTCACAGCGGCGACACGAACGTTCCGGCGACGTTCGCGCGCGTGCGTGATCTCATTGCCGCGCACGGCGGCGGGCCCGCCGTCGAACTCGCCGCGTATTATATCAACACGTATGGGCGTCCGGTCCTGTTTACGCGCGCCGCGGCGGCGGGCGGCGACAGCGGAACCGCGTCGAGCGTAACAGCTGACGCGGGCGCGGGAACGAGCGTTGTCACTGTTCAGCCCGGAGCGACGCCGAACGACGATCTAGAGATCGTGTTCAAGGTCGTCGCGACGCCGCTCGTCGGGACGATCGGTGTTGCTGGCATCACCTATCAGATCAGTTACGACGGCGGACGCACGTACGGCCCGACGAAAGCGCTAGGCACTGCGAATACGCTCGCGATCCCAGACGCGGGCGGCGTAACGCTCGCGTTTGCCGCGGGAACGTTCGTCGCGGGCGCGACGTACTACGTTCGCACGATAGCGCCGAACTTCGACTCGACGACGCTCGGGCCCGCGCTCGCCGCGCTCGCCGCGTCGGCGGTACAGTGGGAGATCGTTGCGCTCGCGGGCCCCATGATCGCCGCGACCATTGACACGGTCGAAACTTTTATCAGCGGACTTGTCGCCGCGGGAAAGGATCGCGCGTGGGTTGGCAACACTCGCACGCCGAACGTCGCGGAGTCCGAAGCGACCTACGCAAGCGCGATGCAGACGATCTTTGCGTCGAAGGCAACGAAGCACGGCAGCTTGTACGCGGGCGCGTGCAAGATGATCAGCGCTGTCAGCGGGCGACAGTATCGCCGCCCGGTCGCGTTCGCGACGGCGTCACGCGAACAGAGTGTCAGTGAGGAAGTGAACATCGCGGATCCGAACCTCGGGTCGCTTCCGGGCGTGTCGATCCGCGACGCGAACGGCAACGCCGACGAGCACGACGAAGCGCTAAATCCGGGACTCGACGACGCGCGCTTCGGGACGCTTCGCACTTGGGACGGACTGCAAGGCGTGTACGTCACGCGCCCGCGCATCTTTTCCGCGGACGGTTCGGACTTCCGCTTGATGCCGCACCGGCGCACGTTGAATCTTGCGCACGCGGCGCTGCGTCTGTACTTCCTGCGTCGGCTGAACAAGCCGATCCGTGTCAGTCGCACGACGGGATACATACTCGAAAGTGAAGCGCTAGAGATCGAAGCCGGCGCGATCTCGGCAATGGCGACCGTGCTACTCGCGAAGCCGAAGGCGTCCGGTGTTCAGTTCAGTCTGTCGCGCGTCGACAACGTGTTGTCGTCGAGCACGCTGACGGGAACCGCGCGCGTCATTCCGCTCGCGTACCCCGAAGCGATCAATCTCGATGTCGGTTTCTACAACCCTGCACTCGTCGTCCAAGCGGCGTGATCGGAGCGACTAAGCCATGGCCGACGAGCTACGGATCAACAATAACCAGCACAGCTGGGGATCGATTATTTTGAAATGCGATTCCGAGCGGTACACCGGCTTCACCGGGATCAGCTTTGCGGACAAGCGCGAACGCGTAAAGGCGTATGGGATGACGCGCCATCACGCGCCGCGCGGACGCAGCCGCGGCAAATACACGATCGATCCCGTCAAACTAACGGGCTGGAAGTCGTCGATCGCGAAGCTGCGCGAAGCGCTCGCGGCGCGCGCGGCGGATCAAAAAAGTTACGGTGACGTAGAGTTTCAGATCGTCGTTCAATACGTCGAGTACGGCGAGGTTCCGCTCACTGTCGAGATCGATCGCTGTGTGATCGTCGGGAACTCATCGAGCGACGACGAGTCACCCGATCCGCTGAAAGAAGAGATCGAGATCGACGCGATGCTGATCCGCCGCAACGGATTCGTGCTGTTCGACGCGAGCGAAGGCGAGCCGTAGAAACCGCGCGCCGTGCGCGCATGAGGGACCATGAAACTTGCACCTGCCGAGCATGAAACGCCGAACCCGAACGCCGAAGTCGAACAGCGGATCCGCGACGCGCGCGCGCGCCGCGAGACATTGGAAAAAGCGCGAAGCGATCGCGAGGAAGCCGAAGCGCTACAGCGAAGACTTGCGGACGAAGAAAGAGCGTTGAAAGACGCCGAAGCGCTCGAAGCCGCCGAAGCGAAGTTTGACAAGCGCAAGCTCGCGACCGTGGAAACTGAGATGGGCGTGATTATCGTGAAGCGTCCGCACGCGGCGATCTTCAAGCGCTTTCAGGATCAAGGCTCGACGAACACGAAGCAGCTCGAAGAACTCGTTAGGCCGTCGATCGTCCATCCGACGATCAGCGAGTTCGAAGCGATCGTCGAAGAACTTCCGGCGACGCTGCTTCGTGTCGCGAACGCTGTGTCGCGGCTCGCCGGTATCCGCGCGGAGGAAGTCGCGGGAAAAGTCTAGAGCTGCAGCGCCGCATACGCGCGGGCGACGCGGGCGCGGCTGCAGCATGTTTACTCGCGGCACTAGGTCACAGCGAGCCGCCCGAGTCGGAGGAAACGGAAGCGCGTCAGCTCGCGGGCGCGCTGATCTTCGTCGACATACTTGTCGAGCTGCGCACGATCCGCAAAGCACTCACGACGCCGCCGAAGGGTTGATCTCACGTGGTAGATCAAAAAGCAGAGTATCAGATCGATCTCGGGATCGAAGGCGCGGGCGAAGCGGAGTCCGCGGCTAAGGCGCTCGAACATCTCGAAGCGGCGATCAAGGGCGACACGCGCGAACTCGGCGCGATGCAGCGCGCACTGAAAAACTTGTCGGCGGCGACGGCGCCGAACACCGATCAGATCAACAAACTCAAGTCGTCGATCGTACAGAAAAAGGAAGCCGTCGCCGCCGCCCAGTCTCAGTTCATCGCGTTGGGCGGCGAGTTCAAGAAAGCGGCGAAGTCGGGCGGCGGCTTCGAAGCGAAGATCGCGAGCGTCGTACAAAAGATGCAAGGCGCGCCCGCGGAAGCGAAGAAAGCAGCCGAAGGCGCGCGCACTTTCGGCGCGCGGCTCGAAGCACTGACGAAGAACGCGGGCGCGCTTCCGGGCCCGCTCGGGAAGTTTGTTAGTCAGCTCGGGAACGTTCGCGGTCTACTGCGCGGCGGACTGATCGCCGCGGGCGTCGCCGCCATCGCCGCCGCGCTAGCCGCGCTCGTCGTCGCAACGATCGCCGCGACGCGTCAGCTCTACAAGTATGGCGTCGCGCAAGCGGACGCGCGCCGATCGGAACTGTTGCGGCTCGAAGGCCTGACGAAGTTGCGGTTTCTGTATCAGCGCATTCCCGGCAACGCGCAACAAATGCAAGGCGCGCTGGATCGCGTCGCGGCGAAAGTTCCGGCCGGGCGCGAAGCGCTCGCAAAGTACAACGATCAACTCTACAAGATGGGGATGCGCGGGCCCGCGCTCGAAAAAGCGCTTGAAGGCGTCGGCCTGAAACTGAGTGTCCAGGGCGAGGAAGCGGCGAGTGCGTTCGCCGGTTGGGCGGCGGGCGTGAACATGACGGGCGGTAGTATCGACAAGCTCGTCGACAAGGTGCGATCGCGACTCGGCGGCATTGCGGCGAAGCAGATGACTTCGCTCACAGTGCAAGCGGAGAAACAAAAAGAGGCGTTCGACGCGCTGTTCACGGGACTCGACATGGATCAGTACCTCGCCGGGTGGGCGAGCGTGAATGGTCTACTAACGCAAGCGACGGCGAGCGGGCGCGCACTGAAAGCGATGGTTACCGCGATCCTGCAACCGTTGATCGACGGCAGCACGAAAGCAACGCCGATCATCAAGCGGTTTTTCCAAGGGATGATCATCGCGGCTTTGCAGTTCGGGATCGTCGTGTTGACGATCCGAAACTTGTTCAAGAAAACGTTCGGCGACTCGACGCTGTTCGAAGGACTCGACGTTGGGCGCGTCGCCGTGCTCGCCGGCAAAGCGGCGTTGTACGGACTCGCGTTCGCGCTGGGCGTTTCGGGCCTTGCGGCTACGGCTCTTAGTTTCAAGCTCGGAAAGCTGTTGATCCCGCTACTTTGGAAAGGCGCCGTTGCGACGTTCGCCGCACTCGGGCCGTTCCTCGCGATCGCGCTCGCGATCGGTGCTGTTGGCTACCTCGTCTACACGCTGATCAAATATTGGGACGATCTCGTGATCGCGTTTCAACAACTCGACTGGTTGGAGGCTGGGTTAGATATCATCGAAGGGATCGTTCGCGGCATGATCGGCGCGCCCATATACGACAAAATGAAGGAACTCGCGTTGGGCGCGCTCGACACATTCAAGGAAGCGCTAGGGATCACGTCGCCGTCGAAAGCGTTCGCAAAGCTCGGGCTAGAGATCCCGGCTGGCGTTGCGAAGGGCGTCGAGTCGAACTCTCAAACAGCGGAAGCAGCAAGCGCCGGCATGCTCTCTGCGTCGACGCCGCAGCTCGGGCAGATCGCGCCGCCATCCGGCGAGCGCTCGAAAGACGGCGGCGGCGGCGCTGCAGCTCGCGGCGGCAACACGATCACGATCCAATCGATCAGCGTGCACGCGGCGAGCGACAAGCCCGAACAGCTCGCGCGCGACTTCCGGCGCGAACTCGAACGAGAGCTCGAAGGCCTGCTACTCGAAACGGGCGGGACGGTTCCGGCATGACTTTTTATCCGCTCCTAGATTCCGCTGACAAGATCTGGCTTGCACAACGTTGGAGTCCCGGACTGTGCGATATCGAAGGCGCGAACTCGCCGCGCAACTGGGAAGAGTTTCCCGGCTACGGTTGGAGCGGCGCGCTTGTCCGATTCCGCGGGATCGGGCTCGCGCATTTTTCGGTCAAGCTTCGGCTGTACACCGATCAAGATTGGATCGACTGGGCGCAGTTCAAGCCGCTTGTCGACAAGCCGCCGATCGGCAAGCGTCCGCGCGGGAAAGACATCTGGCATCCGATCCTCGTCGATCAGGGGATCTATTCGATGGTAGTCGAAGATCTCGGACAGCCCGTGCAAACCGATCACGGCGAGTGGACGATCGAGATCAAGTGCATTGAGTACCGGATGCCAAAATATTCGCTATCGACTCCGGACGGTACGGAAGCGACGCCGGTCGATCCGTATGAACAGATGATCGAAAAACTCACAGGGAAGTTTTTGGACAAGTTGGCGGAATGACCTTCGCGGCGATCAACGGCGAGCGGCTAACGCGTTGCACCCTGCATGTACCGCCGCGCGGCGCATGGCACGCGCTGTGCGACTTCGAAGCGGCGCCGCAGCTGGGCGCGCGCGTGTCGCTGCAGCTGGGCGGGCTGACGCTCGCGGGCGCGCCGGTCGCGGCATACGGCGGCGTGCATGCCGAACAGCGACTCGCGATCGTCGTCGGCGGCGCGGGCGCGTGGGGCGCTGAAGTCCGGGCGCGCGCGTACCACAATGATGCGTCCGTGAAAGCGCTACTCGTCGCGGAAGACGTGGCGCGCGAGATCGGCGAGTCGATCGGGACGTTCGCGCCCGCGAGCGAGCGGATCGGGATCGACTACGTCCGTGACGCTGGGCGCGCGGCGTCGCGCGTGCTCGAAGACGTGATCGGTGATGTGGGCTGGTTCGTCGACTTCGCGGGCGTGACGCACGTTGGCCAGCGCCCCACGGCGCCCGCTCTACTCGAACGCGATTACAAGATCCTTGACTTCGACGCGCGCGAGCGCGTCGCGACGTTGCAGCTGTCCGATCCGTCGAAGCTCGCGATCGGAACCGTGCTCGCGTCGCCCGCGATCCCCGAAGCGGTTCGGGTTCACGAATACATGATACAGGCCGATTCGGACGGGATCCGGATCCTTGCTTGGACCGGGGGAAGCGATCGGACGGCAGGCCGACTCGCTGAACTCTGGCGCCGCTTGTCGCGTAGGCATACGGACGACTCACTTTTCGGCCTGTATCGTTATCGTGTTGTGAGCGCGGCAGTCGACGGACGCGTGTCGCTGCAGTCCGTGCGGCGCGGCGCGGGCCTTCCCGATATCGAACCGATCTCACAGTGGCCAGGCATTCCGGGCGCACATGCCGAGCTAGCGCCCGGCGCGGAGGTACTAGTCAGCTTCGTTGAAGGAAGCCGCAACGCGCCGATCATCACGCACTATGCCGGCAAGGGGGGATCCGGCTTCGTTCCTATCTCGCTTGTCTTGGGCGGCGACACGGGCGCGCCCGCGGCGCGGCAAGGGGATACGGTCGAAGTGCTGTTACCGCCCGCCGTGTTCACAGGAACGATTGGCGGCGCGCCTGCGTCGGGCGTGCTCGCGTTCCCGTTGAACGCGACGCTAGGCTCGATCCAAACCGGATCGTCGAAAGTGAAGATCGCGCCGTGACGATCACATACATAGGATCGCTGTCAGTCGGCGGCGTGGTTCCGGGCGCGAGCGCGGCGATCAATGCTGGCATGACTGGGATCAACTCCGCGCTCGCGAACCTGCTCGCGCAGCTCGCCGCCCTGCAAGCTTTCGCGCCGTCGCCGATCAGCTTCGCCGCGCAGCTCTCGCTAGCGGAGTCAATGGTAAGCAGCTTGAATCTCGCGATCGGGCTTGGCATGACACCGCCCGACATACTCGCCCAGATCACGGCGATCCTTGCGCTCGTCGCGGCGCTCACAGCGCAGATCGGCGCGATCGAAGCGAACCTCGACGTGATGCTAGACCTGCAGCTTCCGCTCGCCGCCGCGGGCGTGCATGCGTACGCCTACGACGGCACTGCAGGCGCGCTGGGCGGCGAGCTGGGCGGCGCCCTAGGTGGGGGCGTTCCGGGCGGCTCGGGTGGCGGACAGCACGCCAACGCGCTCGCGCTCGTCGCGACGAGCCCGGCAACGTGGGCGGCTCTTTCGCTCGTGTTCAAGGTGGCGCCATGAACGCCACGTTTGCGGCGGCGCTCGCGCGCGAGCTTGCCACGCTGACGCGGATCGTCGGCGTCCCGATCGAAACGCTCGGGTACGGGCGCGATCTCGCCTGCGTCGCGGACGTGGATCCGAACCTTGCCGAAGTCGATCCCGCGAGTCCCACCGCGATCGTGCAAGCGACGATCCGCCGTTTCACGACGCCGCGCGGCGCGCTCGTCGATGATGCTGATTACGGTTTGGACATTCGAAGCATCACAAACCGCGGCGCGACGCGGCGCGACATACTCGCACTGTCGGGCATGCTGCGCGGCGAAGCGACGAAAGACGATCGGATCGAAAGCTGCGGCGTGTCGCTGACAGCGACGCTGACGCCGCTGGGCGCGCGGCTCGACGTAGGAGTGAGCATCACGCCCGCCGATCCGGATTTGCGCGAGTTCGCTTTCACGTTCGCAGTGACGGACGCGGACGTGCTGACAGGAACTATCAACAATGGCTGACAGCTTCCACCTTGATGATCTCGTGACGCCCGTCACCCGACAGGAAGCGCAAGCGTCGATCTATTCCGTGCTCGCGACGCTGGGCGTCAGCACGACGAGCTGGAAACCGGGCGCTGTCGTGCGCACGATGATCGCGGCGACGAGCGTCGTTTTCGCGTCGCTGTCGGAGCTGCAAGCGCGGATCGCGCGGATGGGTTTTTTGGAGCTGTCGGAGGGTGCATGGCTGCGGCTCGTCGCGCGCTACGTCTACGGCGTCGAAGCCTTCGACGCGACGTTCGCTTCGGGATCGATCACGCTGACGAACGGCGGCGGCGGCGTGTACAGCTTCGACGCCGACGATCTGATCTTCGCGAACACGATCACGGGGAAAACGTACCGCAACACGACGGCGGTTTCCCTTCCGGCAATGTCGGAAGCAACCGTCGCAATCGCGGCGACGGAAGCCGGAACGGATAGCACTAGCGGCGCGGGTGAGATCGACTCAATGGTTACGGTCGTGCTGGGCGTGACGTGCTCGAACGCGCTCCCGCTGACAGGGACAGACGAAGAAACGGATCAGGAACTCCGCACGCGCTGTCTAGAGAAGCTGGGCGCACTGTCGCCGTTCGGGCCGTGGGATGCGTACGCGTACGCGGCTCGAAGCGCCGTGCGCGCGGATGGATCGTCGATCGGGATCAATCGGCTTCGGATCGTGAAAGACGGATATGGAACGGTTACGACGTACCTTGCGGGCCCGAGCGGCGCGATCACGGGCGACGCCAACGATCCCGCCTCAGATCTCGGGATCGCCAACGTTGCGATCCAGACGAAAGCGGCGCCGCTCGCTGTCAATGCTGTTGTGCTGTCAGCCGCGAACAACGTGATCGCGACGACGTGTGAAGTATGGATGTACAACACGTCCGCGCTTTCCGATGATCAGATCGAAGACGCGATCAATCTCGCTGTGCGCAACTTCGCGGCGGCGCAACCGATCGGCGGCAACGTGATCGGAAGCGATCCGGGAAAGATCTTCGTGTCGGCGCTGACGGCTGCGATCTTCGACGCGCTTCCGCAAATCTTCCGCGTGATCGTCACGGCGCCCGGAAGCGACGTGACGTTCGACCCGAACGAAGTCGCCGTCGCCGCAGCCGTGACGCTGACGGCTGTTCATCAAGAGCCGCCGCCCGAAGGCTTCGGGGGATCGCTGTGACGGAACAGGCGACGACACAGCTACTGACGTTCCGTGATCGGCTGCGTCAGCTGTCGCCGCCGTGGTTACAGCGCGGCGTCGCAGAGAAGATCCTGTACGCGATCGGCGTGCACGTCGACGGGTTGGCCGACGCGCTCGTCGCGGGCGTCAAGCTGCGCTTTCCGGGCGTGTATTCGAACGAGTCCTTGCCGATGCTCGGGCGCGAGCGTCGGATCACACGCGGACGCAACGAACTCGATTCGTCGTACGCCGAACGACTCGCGCGCTTCCTGTCGGATCATCAGATCCGCGGCGGGCCGTACGCGCTGCTTTCGCAGCTTCACACGTATTTCAAGCCGGACAACTTCGAGATCGATCTCGTGTACGTTGCCGGGCCCGTCCGCTTTCACATGGACGTTGACGGAACAGTCACACGCGAGATCGTCGGCTGGACTCCCGACGCCGACACGGCGCGATGGGCGCGGTGGTGGCTGTTCTATTACACCGATCAGTGGGCCGTCACGCCGCCGACGCCCGTCGAGCTGCAAGATCTGAAACTGATCCCGCGTCAATGGAACGCGGCGCATCCGCTCGGATACATCGTGCTGTTTCCGAGCGACGCGGAGTTCTGGAACTTCCCGATCGGGCGAACCTGGAACGAGTCCGGCGTATGGAACACGAGCGGTAGCGCCAACACGATCGAGATCGACACATGAAAAACCTCACCGAAGCGGACACGTACAGTACGCCGATCGAAGTCCCGGAAGGGACTGACAGCCGCAACAATGCCGCGGGACACGTCGAGTCCATCGCGCAACGGCTTGCCAACCGAACGCACCACTTGAACGCGCACGCGGCGAAGAAGAACGTCGCGAACGTGTTTACGGAAGCGCAAGCGATCGACGTGTTGAGCTGCGCGGCTTCGGCGCTTCGAACGGACGTGAGCGCGAACGATCATCCGGGAAGCGCTAGCAATATTTGGAAGCCGCTTTGGGAAGGCGTCGCGAACGACGGCCGGCGCGTGCGTTTCTACACGGGCGACGGCGGCAACGGCGACAGCTACATGGTTACGTGGAACGCGCTTTGGGCGCCCGCGAGCGGCGCGCAAACGTGGTCGCAGGACAACGGGACGAGCGCGAGTTCGGCGCTTTGGGTTCGCACGGAGGACCTGCGATGGTACGGCAAGGCTGTTGGATCCAGTCCGTGGGCCACGGGCGCGTGGGACGCGGCGCGCGGTAGCGTCACGATCGGCGCGAACCTGACAGTCAACGGAAACGCGCAGCTTCCGAACCTGACAGGTAACCCACATTCGACGGGAAACCTTAGCGCGTCCGACGATTTGATCGCGGGCCGCGACGTGAAAGCGGGCGACGACGTTGTCGCCGTCAGCGAGTTTCAATACGAGAACGCGCACACGCGCAACACGTTCGTGAATATGTTTCACGGGTGGGGCGAAGGCGAGTTTCGCGACGACGGCGGCGCCGCATACGTCTACCTTCAAGGACCGGGCGACAAACACTGTTGGCCGATCGATCTTCCGCAGGGCGCCGTGTTGCAGGATGTAGAGTTGATTTGCGCGAAGCCGGGCGTAGGTTATTCGATTCTGCGGATTCGGCGGAAGCACGCGTTCGATTGGAATGCGGTTCCCGCGGGCCCGCCCACGGAAGTCACGATCGGAAGTGCGGCGTCTTCGAACACCGAAGGACTGCACACGCTGAAAGTTTCCGGCCTGAACTTCTCGATCGACAATAACGGATCGATGCTGTTCGCGGAGTTCGAAGCCGGCGACGCTAACGACAACGTGTTCGCGATGCGTCTGACGTGGACTGATCCGGGCCCGCGCAATCACTGACAGGTGACACATGAGTTTTTTAGACGGACTTTTCACACGCAGCGCCGACATAGAGCTTTCGATCGCCGCCGATCCGATCACGGCGGACGCCTACTTGACGCCCGGTGTGCTGTACCTGATCGAAGGATCGGACGATCCGATCACTCTGACGATCAACGGCACGGCCCTAGGCGCCGCGGGGAAGCGACTCGGGATCAAGGTAGCCGCAGCCGCGCCTACGCCACCGGGCGGCGTGCTCGAAGTCGTCGCGCCGGGCGGCATGCTGATCGAAGCCGATGACGGCTCGCGCGCGTCGACTGTCGCGCTGACGCAATCGATCGGGAACTATCGAGAGTGGCTTTGCGACGCTGACGGCGTTTGGATCCTCGTCGCGGGCGCGCCCAGCGCAAGCGACGGCGGGGGCGGCGTCCCGCCCGCGTCGACGTACGAAAGCGGCGGCGCGGAAGAGATCGACGTAACGGAGCTTCTAGGCGTGCTCGCGAACGCGCAGCGCTTCGAGCTGGCGAAGGCTGCGGTGCTGGTCGGTTCGCGCAAGCGGATCAACCTGATCGAAGGCGGCGGCGTCACGATCACGGCTGCAGACGATCCCGGCAACGATCGGTTCAATGTGACACTCACGGCAGTAGCTACGGCCGACGCCGCCGCGCTGTTTGCGTGGGCGTCGAACGCGGCGTCGATCAACGTCAGCTCGGGACACAACCACGCCGCGTCGAACACGCTAACAGGCAACTCGACGTTGACGCTGACGAACGGCGTCGACGGCAGTCACGGGCTGATCTTCGTGAAGCAAGATGCGACGGGCGCGCGTACGCTCGCGTTTACGATCGCCGGTCGAACCGTCCTAAAAGATCTCAACGTCCCGGACACGAATCCGCTTGCGACGGCGAGCGCGATCACGGTCTACCAGTATTACTACGTCACGATCGCGAGCGTGGCCTATGTCGTGCTGAACAAAGTGTATCTGCAATGATGATGACACTCTATCCGGTTCCGCCCTTGATGCAGTCACTGGCGACGCCGCCGACTGCGCTGTTCGGCATTGAGCGGCTAAACCGCGGATACACAGGGCCAATGATGCGCGTGCGTCGCGCGAGCGACAGCGCGTCGCTAGACTGCTATTCACAGGCCGACATTGTCACGCACTGCGTAGGCTCCAACGGCTTCGTGTCGTACGCCTACGATCAAAGCGGCAACGGCCGATATTTAAGTCAGGCGACGCTGTCGCTGCAGCCTAAGATCTATGACAGCGCGACCGGACTTATCAAGGTCGGCCGTACGGCGATGCTACTGTTTTCGAAGACCACACAGACGAGGCTAAGCTTTCCGAGTCTGTTGGGCATCCCTCCGGGAAGTCCCGCCATCACGACGGCTGTTGTCGCGGGCGACTGGGCGGATACTTCGCCGCCCGCGGCCTATCAGTTCGGGATCGGCGTGAACAGCTCCGGCGATACAGTCGGCGAAAACTGGGCGTTCGGCATTTCGACCGGCCTTCTGTTTCTTACGTCCCGTATCGGAACCCGAAGATTCACACCAGCGCCCAGTCCTGCTACTGGGCGTAACTCATTCGTCGCATACAAAGCGTTGAATGCTGACGCGTCGGCGTGGTTCTTACGTCAGAACCGCGCACTACTTGTCCAAGCGAGTCTCGTCGCCGGAACGATGACGCTTCCGACTCCGCAACGTGGCGGCGAGGGCGCCGCGTGGGGCTCATACGCATGGACAAACCAGTATACGGACGCTAAAAGCGGGCTTCTCGGATATTGGAATGCTGTGTTAGTCGGCGCCGAACTCGACGCGCTCGAACAGTTTCTCGAACGCCTTCGCGTTCAATGAGAGGGGATCGAAGATCATGGCACGCCCGTTTATCGTGGTACCGATAGCCGACGCCGATATCGCGCGCAGCGCGATCGGCATGCTGTACGCTGCACACAAAAACCTGTCGTATCCCATGCCCGACAATGCGTTGTATGTTTGGGATCCGCGCCCGAACGTCGCGCAAACCGAATGCGCGTTCGGACCGATCGACGAACTCGACGGCAACCCGGATGATGCAGGATGGGCCCTAGGACAGTCTGTTCAGACGAGCCTCGGGTCGCTGACGTTGCCGGGTGAAGCGCGCTTCCTAGATCTCGACACGTGGTTTTGGTATCCGCCCGAGTGAATCGATCAGCGCGCGCGCTTGCGGAAATAGTAGTAACCGCAGCACGACACGATCCCGGCGAACACGTCGACGATCAGCGTATCCCAAACCGGGCGCCCGTCCTTCGGGCGCCAGTCCGCGAACAGGATCGCGCTCGTCGTGATCGCCACCTTGATCGCGAACCAAAGACACAGCCCGAGCCATAGTGTCGCGAAGGCGTCAGCGAAGCGCTTCACGGCGCGTCAACGCTTGCTTACGGAAAGCGTTCCGCCGACCGCGATACCGGCCGCGAGAAGGCGCGCGCGACAACCCTCGCACAGTGGCACGTCGGTTGCGCCGCCGTCGCGATCCGTGAGGAGAAGCCGGAGCACGCGCGTCGCGGGCTTGTCGCATCGAGCGCAGCGATCGGGGTATTCGCGCGCTGCGCGGAGGAAGTCTGCGGCGTTGCGTTTTATTACCATCGGATCGATTCCTTGCTCGGGTCGCCGTTTTCGCGTCGGCGCCCGGTTGCAATGTGGCGATGCCAACCGTCAGGCGGATCACCTTCGCCGCTCCAAACCTTCGCCGCTTCGATCGCTTGCCGGCGCGACGGGTAACAATAGCCGTCTTCATAGGTTCCCGTGTCTCGGAAGCCAATCGTGAGTCGACCCTTGCCGCCTAGCATTGGCCATACGCAGATCTCGAAGTCGTCGTCGAGCGCTCGCCAGTAAAGCGGCGCGTCGGGATCGTTCGGGTCAACTCTTTCTGTATTCATTCTCGAACCATTCCCTAAACGTCGGGTAACAGTCATCGCAGACGACGCTAAGGTCGTCGAGCGGTTCGCGCCCAGTGATCACGCCTTCCTCGATCGACGCGGCGAGCGCTTCGGCGTCCGACACTTCCTTGTCGAACTCGCGTTCGCATACGGCGCAAACGTACGTATCCGAATCGAGATCGACGCGACCCGTCATGTCACGATCACCCGCTCGGGCTCGAACCCGAGCAACCGGACGAACGGTTCCCATTCGTCTAGACGGAAGGTCAGCTCGCCCGCGTAGGCGCCGTGGACCCAGACGCGGATCATCATGTGTCCGCCGTACTGTTTGCGCCGTAGCGACGACACGAGCGCGGGCGCGTGGGGCGCTTCGACGACGCGATCGCACCGCGTCGAACCCAGTACGGATCGGGCCCGTTCGAGCTGCGCTTCGGGCGGCAAGTTGTTGTGCATGAGGCAACAGCGAAGCTCCGCGAGCTGACGCTCGGAGTCGATCAGCTTGATTACCTGCGTCGTCGTGATCGTGTGAAGCATCTTGACTACGTCCGAGATCAAGCCGTGCGCGCTGTCTATGGCGCTTAGTGCGCGACTCGGGCTAATCGGGTCGTCGTCGCTGTCGTCGTCGGCCATTTTTAGTTCATCTCGGTTCGAGCTTCGGCGGCTTGCGCGCGTCGGCGCTGGATGCAGACGCGCGCGATCTCTGTCCACTGTCCGGCGAACGTAGCGACGTTATCCGATCCGATCAGCATCCGGATCGCGAGTCGCTTTAGGATCAGCGCGCCCAATAACCCGAGCACGGCGGCGTTGACGTTGCCGGCTTCGTCCGTTGCCGCGTTCCACGCTGCGTCAGCCATGTCACGCGCGGCTTCGAAGTCGTCCGAATGAATCTCAACGCATTGACCGCCGCCGCAACATGGACACGTCATTGTCGCCGAAGCTCGAAGCTACGAACATCGTCGAGGATCGCTTCCGCGGCGTCGAGCCCGACTTCGATAAGCAGCTGTCGAAGTTGCGCGGCCTTCGCGCTGGGCGCGGACGCGCGCGCGGCGCCGTTCGGTTGCTTCGCTTTGCGAAGGCTGTGTCGAACCGAGTAGACGTGTCCGGCGCTCAGTTTGATCCCGCGCTTCGCGGCGAGCGCGATCAGTTCGCCGGTCGACAGGTTCGGGTGACTCGCGATGAACTGCGATTTAAGCGGCGCTTTTTCGCTTTGCGTCGATTCCGTTGCGCTTGCTTGCATGTATCCCCCTGCGGTATGAACGTCGAGTCGCGGATAAAACGACAGCTGTAATCGGTTTGCAAGTTTTGAATATGACTCAGTCAAAAAAACAGGGAAGCGGCGGCGCACGGCGACGCGCGGGACGCAAACCGCTTAGCGCCTACGGACTAGAACGCCGTGACGCGAAGGTATTGGCGAGCTTCACGGCGCAACAGTTCGAGGCACTCGAAGCGGACGCCGACGAGGAAGGTATGACTGTGTCGGAACTAGTCGCACAACGCGCGTTAGCTATCGCGCGCTGACGGCTCGCGCGCGCGGCAAGCGGATCGCCTATACTCCGCGCAGTGAGAGCCGCCGCGCCGCCGCTTCCGCGGATCGTAGCTGTCCCGGAACGCGATCTAGTTCTTCGAAGCGTCCGCGCGCACGCGGCGAACTATTCACGCGTGATCCGGAAGACGACGCAAGCGATCACGCTACACGCGACGGACGGACATGAGGGACCGTCGAAAGCCGAAGACGTGGCGGCGATGTTCGCGCGCGTGTTTTCGCCGCCGCAGAAAAAGCGTAGCTGTACATTCGTCGTCGACACGGATACGGCCGTGCTTTGTGTTCCGCCTCACGTAACGGCGTGGCACTGCGGCGAAACCGGGAACCGGCTGACGGAGGGCGTCGAGCTGTGCGGACGCGCAAACCAGACGCGCGAGCAGTGGTTCGACGCGCTGTCGCTTCCGATGTTATGTATCGCCGCGCGGCTCGTCGCGCAGCGTTGCACCGTAAACCAGATCGAACCCGTGTTCGTCGATCGCGCTGGACTGCGCGCCGGCCTTCGCGGGATCACGACGCACGCGGAGATCAGCGCGGCTTGGCACGAATCGAAGCACACCGATCCCGGACCCAACTTTCCGCTCCGCGAGTTCGTCGCCGCAGTGCGCGGCGCGATGGCGTCATGACGGGCGAACAACTGATCCCACAGCTGTTGCAACAGTACGGCTCGCTCGGGCTCGTGATGGGGATCGCCGCGTACGCGCTTCGCTATCTGCATAACCAGCTTGTCGAAGCGCAAGAAAAACGGATCGCGGACGCGCAACAGTCGACGACGCATCTACTGCGGCTTGTCGACGAACAGCACAAACAGATCACGATCCTCACTGCGGCAATGAATAGCTCGACGGAAGCAAACCACGAACTCCGGGTCGTGATCGAACAAGCGCTCGCCGATCGCTTGCCGCCGCCGCGCGCGGCTCGTCGTCCGGGAACCTGATCGATGTTCGGGCGCCGAAGCAAGCCGCCGACGCCGACGCCCGAAGCGATCGAGCGCAAAGCGGACAGCATGCGACCGGGCGCAACGCCCGAGCCCTTCGGCGTGGAAGAAGTCACGGGCGTAATCGATCTCGCGATCGCGCGGCTCGAAGCCGCGCAAGCCGCGACGACGAGCGCGATCGAGAAAGCGACGCGCGAGCTGCAAGCCGAGACAGCGGAAGCGATCGCGCTCGCCCGTCGCATGAGCCATCCGCCGCGCGACTGATCCCGGAAACGGAAAAGCCTGTGAACTACGGTTCCGGTAATCAAGCGCCGTGCCGCATTTTATTTTTGATTTAGGGTTGCCGATAATCAAGGCTGCGCTAGTATATGTGTATGAGCACGCCACGCACGAAGCCGCAAAAGGACCAAGACGACAACAAAGACGGATCCGGACGGTTCCGGAAGGGCCCGGCTTGCGAGTTCTGTCGCAAGCCAGCCGGACACGATTACTGCAGCGACGCGGAGTCGCTCGAAGTCGACCACCTAGGCTTACTTCTATGCGCCCGCAAGCGCTGTCTCGCGAAGCGCGAAGCAATGTCGCTCGACGAACGTCGCGAAGTGTACGCCGCCAATCGCGCGCTCAACTACGGCGCGAAGTCCTGACGCCCACGCACACGCCCGCCACTAAATGGCGGGCGTTTTTGATTTTGGGTTGCCGATAATCAACTCCGCGCTAGTATAGAGTGATGACACCGAAACGAACCGAAACGCACGGCGGCGCACGCAAGGGCGCGGGCCGTAAGACGAACGCCGAACGCGGGCTCGAAGCGCGCGAACACGTCGTCGCGATCAAGCTGACGCCGTCCGAATACGCGGCGCTTGTCGCGGCGGCGGACGCCGACGAAACCGACCTTGCCGCCTACGTCCGCGACGCCGCGCTCGCGCGGCAGTGATTCCCAACAACCCCGAACCGAACCGAAAGAACCAATGACCCGAGTAGTAACCCTGTCCCTGATCTTGTTTGCCGCGTGTGCGGCGGACGAAGCGCCCCGCGCGCCCGAAGCCGTCGACGCGGGCGCGTACGATCCCGAGCCCGCCCGCGACGCCAGCACGTCACAGCCGGACGCGAGCGCGCCCAGCGAGCCCGACGCGAGCGACGAGCCGTCGCCCGAGCCCGAGCCGGAACCCGAAGCGGACGCCGCGCCCGTCGAGCCGTCGCCCGAGCCCGACGCCGCCGTCGAGCCCGACGCGAGCGAGCCCGAGCCGCAACCCGAGCCCGACGCGGGCGTCGAGCCGCAGCCGGAACCCGACGCGGGCGTCGAGCCCGAGCCCGAGCCCACGCCGCAGCCGGCGCGTTTCTGCAAGCTGTCGACTGGCCAGCGCTTCGCCGGTCACACGATCGGTTGCGACGACGAGTCGCGCCGCCTGTACACCTACTTTTCACTGAGCTGGCATGTGCCGTCGAGCGAAGCCGCGAGCGGTCACTCGACGGTCGGTTGCGCGATCGTCGAGTCGAACCCGTGCGCGACCGGGACGCGATGTTGGGTTGACGATACTCGGAAGACGATTCCGCGTCAGGAAGGGATTTGCCAATGACAGCGAAGCTGAAAGTGATCGTGTATGAACCGGGCGTCGCGCGCGGCGAGCTGCGCGAGATCGACGACACGCTCGAAGCGCTCCAAAGCGTTGTCGGCGGCTACATTGAACACGTCGGGATCCTTGGAGGGCTCGCCGTGGTCGTGAACGAGGAAGGTCGATTGATGGGACTGCCGCCGAACCGGCGCGGCTTCGTCGGGCCGTTCTTCGTCGCGCGCGTCGCGGGCGAGGAATACGTCTCGATCACGGACGCCGACGAGCGCGTCGCGCGTACGATATTCGACGCGTTCAAGGAAGGCGGCGCATCATGACCGCTCGAACGATCGCCGGTTGGGCGTGCCAGCGCGCGGCGCTGGGCGTGCTCGGCTGCGTCGTCGATGTGGCACGCAGCGTCGCTGTCGGTTGGGCATGGGCGCGAGTATATTCGAGCTAAGCGAACACAGTTGACGGGCGCGAGCGCGGGCGGTAGTGGGAAACCACTGTCGCCCGCGCTGCTTTTCCACATGGCCAAAACAGATCAGCCGTTCCGGGACTATCGGCTTGCGCCGGACGCTTGTCCGGACTGCGGCCACCTACTCGACGCGGCGAGCACGCGCGGCGACGGCGGCCCGCCCGAGCCCGGCAACCTAACCGTGTGCATTGCGTGCGCGAGCGTGCTCGCGTGGGGCACGAACATGCGCCTACGGCCCGCGACGTTCGCAGAAACGAACGACGCGCCCGACGAGCTACTTCGCTTCGTGCGCGTGATCAGCGCGTTTAGGGATCGGGTGCCGAAGTGACGGCGACGCAACGTCGAGCGCGTCGCGAGCGCATCCGGTTCAATGCGCGCAAGCGCCGCGCGCGTTGGGTGTGCCGTCAGCTGGACCGCGACGCGCGTGCGCGCGGCGTCACGAAGCTCGGGCTGTACTTCGGACGCGACGGGCGCCCGCTGACGCTCGGACAATGGTCGTATCGGATCGAGCTGGGAATCGACAAGCGCGTCGCGTGGACTTGGGTTGACGAACGTCGGCACGTGTCGACGGTATGGCTCGGGCTCGATCACGGCTTCGGCGGCGAGCGAGCGATCTTCGAGTCGATGTTGTTCGAGCGCGACAGCTATGCCGGCCTTGAACGCTGGCGATACGCGACGGAAGCCGAAGCGCTCGCGGGACACGAAGCGATGGTTCGCCGGGCGCGCGACGGCGAGTTCGCTGTCGCGTGCGACGCGGACGCGCTCGACGTGCTCGGGCCCGCGGGCGAGGGTTCGGGATGAACCTGCGTTGGGCCGTTGCGTTCTGTTGCGTCGCGAACGTCGCGTCGGCCGGACTGCAGCTCGCGATGGTATTCAAGGGACACGTCGGATCGCTCGGGACGATGATCCTAAATCTCGCTTCGGCGTGGCTCTCCTACGTCGTGCTGCGGCGCACGCGCCTGCGCAGCTGAGCGCGCGCCTACTCCTCCGGTTCCTCGGGCGGCGGTGGGAACCATGACGGCTCAAGCGACTCTGCTGCAGCAGGCAACGTCAGCGTGCCGAGCGAGGTATGAAGCTCACGCCCGAGGCACCACGCACCGAAGCCAGCATCGCTACCGCCGAGACTAGTGAGCGAACCGAATGCCACGTGCGTGTTGGCAACGTTCGGCAGCGGATCCCAGATGTAGTACGTGCCAAAAAACGGGTAGTCGTAGCCGTTCTTCTGGGCGTAGAGCATGCCGAGGCCGACCCTCACGAGCTGCGCCTCTGCGATGGGAACCACGATGTAATCGGCGGCCATGATTCGATCTCCGTTTTAGGGAAGCGCGAGCGTTGGGTACGTCGCTTTGAAATACGCCATCAGTGCAGCGTGCTCGTCCGAAGTCGGCGCGGGGTTCACGATCATGACTCGGTACACGTCGCCGCTCATCGGATACTGGGTGAGGTTCGCGCCCACCGAGAAGCTCGTTACCGCGGCTGCAAGGCCACCAGTGCCGGACGACGCCGTTGCGGCCAGCACACCGTTAATCCAGAGCTCCGGCCTGTTCGCCTCGTTGATCCGGCAGTGATACAGTTTTGGCCCCGTCGTGCGTTGCGCGGATGCGTCGACAGCTCCGCCGGTGAGGCTGTAGCTGGCTTTGACCAAGTTCGGTCCGACCGTTGTCCAGAGGCGGAAACGACCGGAGTTCGTAGAAAAGATCGTGTTGGCCTGGTCCAACACCGCGAAGTTCGCGACCGCGTAGGCGTAAGGCTTATCGCCGAGAGCGATGCCGACCATTGGGCCGGTCAGCCGTTGCACGCTTTCGGATACGTGCGTCACCGCGGCGTGGCCGTCGAGCGCGTTGGGCGTGAACATCGGTTGGTTCGCTAGCGTGCCCATGGACACAGCGTTGCCGCGCGGAGATTGATCAGGCCACGCCGAGATCCGCGGCGCGACGCCGAGTGTCACAATGTCTGCATCCAAATCGATGATGAGCTTACTGCCGAGCGTCGAAGGCAAGGACGGCGCCGGTGGCGCCGGTGGCGTCGGCGGCGTCGGCGGCGTCGGCGGCGTCGGCGGCGTCGGCGTGCGACGGCGCGACGATCTCGGTGCGCCAAAAAACAGCATCAGACGCCCGCGACGATCGCGGCGCCTAGGTTCGTCGTGCTGCCTACAACCCAGATCTTTGACAGGTCGTCGACGGGAACCGGAATCGAGTCGCCCGCGGCAAGCGGTACCCCGCCCGCAGCCGCGCCGCCTTCCGCGATCAGGTACACGATCCCGGTCCCGTTGCCGGGATCCGCGCGCAGCATGGGCGTGCTCGCAACCCGAGTCGCCGTCGCCGTGAAGCGCAGCGGCGTCGTCCCGATCGTCGCGAGACGTAGCGTCGCGTACCCAGACGACAAGCTTTCGTGGACGGACTGCGAATACGCGTTGTTGATCGGCATGGCTTCGGGAAAGGCTACCACGGCGCCCCACGCCCGGGACACGGGCGGGACTGCCGCGGGACGGCCCGTCGCCGCGCCTTCGGCTTGGACGGCCGGGCGCGGCGCGTGGGGCGCTGTAGGACGCTCGCTCAGATCACGCCGCGAGCGGCACTTGTAGCGGGCCTAGAGCGTTCCTGACTGTGTCAAATCCCGCTGGGGACGCAACACAGTCAGGAACGGACGTGTCGGGCCTTAGTAGGCTCGACACGTCGAGCATTCCGCGGACGGCGAAGCGACTGTCGACAGACTCGAAGCGAAGCCGCTCGCCGGCTAGCAGCGCCGCCAACACGCGGCGCCCGGCGCCAGCATCGGCCAGCGCTTCCCGCAGCTCGTGAAGGCGGCGGCGCGCTTCGAACTCTAGCTCGTCGAGCATCCGACTCGCCGGTTCGCCCACGGCCTTCACGCGGGCGAGATCGAGTTCGGCTTGACGCAGTCGACTGTCGCGATCGGCGACGGCTTGCAGTAGCGCGCCGGGCGGCGCGTCGGTTGACGCGATCGCCGCCGTGAGTCGATCGATCTCGCGGCGAAGCTTATCGACTTCCGCGCGCAAGCGATCCCCTTCGGCCGGCGCGGCGGCGCGCTGTTCAGCTAGGATCGATCGCACCTTGCGCACGGCGCTTGTGATGATATCGGGCGTTAGAAGCGCGCGCAGTGCGGCGGCGACGCGGGCGTCGACAAGATCGACGCGCTCGACGATTGCGTTCGAGCAAACCGACTTACCGCGATCCTTGCGCCACCCGCATACGTACACGTTCGTGTTCGTCTGGCCATACTTGCGACGAGCTACCGTGATCGGTCCGCCGCACTCGCCACATCGCGACATACCGGACAGCATGTAGCGCGGCTTTGCGCCCGACGCGCCCGGCAACGAGCCGAACGACTCGTTCGTTCGGAAGCGCGTCGACACCCGCTGGAACGTTTCACGATCGACGATCGCTGGACACGCGTAGGTTAGGTGCTCGCCGGCCGCGCGCTTCTCGCGAATCTTCGTTCCGCCGCGATAGAGTTTGCGCGTTTGGTTGTATCGCGCCTCGCCGATATAACGAGGGTTCATCAGGATCGCTCGAACAGCGCTCGACGCCCAAGATCCGGTACCGCGTCGACCGGCGCGCGGCGACGGGATTCGCTCGTCGTTCAACTCGCGCGCGATCGTGCGTTGTCCCGCGCCGGCCGCGTACGCCGCGAAGATGCGACGCACGATCGCGGCTTCGGGTTCTTTCACGACGTACGACTTGTTTACGATCGCGTAGCCGTAACTGATCCCGCCGGCCGGGCGCCCGGCCTTCGCTTTGTTCAGTAGGTTCTCATACGTCCGCGAGCTGATCTTTTCTCGTTCAAGCTCGCTTGCGAAGTTGCGGGCGGCGATCAGAAACTTGTCGACGGCGCCGTCGAGCGACACGAGTTCGTCGGTGTAGTAGTAGACGATACCGACGCCCGCGTCGTCGAGATCTTGCATCACGATTCCCGTGCGCGTCATGTCGCCGCCGAGCCGCGACTCGTCGCGCAACACAACAAGCGCGAACTCGCGGGCCTTCGCGTGATTCAGTAGGCGGATCAGGCCGGGGCGTTTTTTGAACTCCGCGCGCGACTTCGCGTCGTCGACGAACTCGTCGACAACGATCCAGCTTCGCGCCGCGCAGTATGCGAGTCCGTTCGTCCGTTGCGTTTCTAAGCTCTCCTCTTGATGCGCGTCCGTTGATCGACGCAGATACAACACGACGCGCGTTCCCGCGGGAAAAGTGCTACTTGGCTTCGTCATTACTTGCTCGCCGCAGCATACTTTCGGCGACGATTTCCGCTAGCACTTGCGCGACGCGTTCGCGCGTATTTGCGCTTAGCTGGATTGTTTCGGCGCTCGTGTCGTTCGCGGGACGCTCGAAGACTAGATCGCGCTTGCGATTTTTAGCCGGCTTTTCCATTGTTTGGGCGCTCGCTCGACTGCGCGGTAGAAAGAACGGGCCCGCGACGCGGGCCCGACCGGACTCCAAACGGCGCACGACTCAGAACGGAATGTCGTCGTCCTTCGACGCGCTCGCGGGCGCCGTTGCCGGGCGAGGCTGCGGCGTCGCGGCGTTGCCGCCGCCCTGCTTGAGTGCCATGACGCGGCCTTTCATTCGCTGGGCGAAGCTGCGCGCGGCGTCGGCGTCGAAGCGGTTTGCCATCGCGACGCCGCCGATCGCGTTGACCCATCGCACACGCGCGCGAATGACGCCGTCCTGATCGGGCTCGTGTTCGATCACGAGCATCACGTCGTTCGTGTCGATCCCTTGCAGGTTGTCGAGATCGTCGCCGATCCATCCGCACAGCCGAAGCGACTCGACGGTCCTGTCGAAAGTCGCGTCAGTGAAGTAGCCGTACCACGTGATATGACGGCCCGCGTCGGGTCCCTCTAACAGCTCGAAGTCCACGCCCACCTGAGGGTTTCCTTTGCTCGTGTTGCCGAGCGCGTAGCCGCGCGCGTGCGAACGCCATACGCCCTGTTGGATCAAGTTCAGAGTCGGATCATCGGTTGCCATTGGTTGCGCCTTCCTGTTTGTTGTTGTCGTCGCTGTTGCCGTCGTCGACGCTGACTTGTGCTGCTAGTTTGTTTTCGATCCGCGCCAGTAGCTGGGCGTTGTCGCACGCGGCTTCGACGGCCCGGCGCACGCGTTCCGACAGCGCCTCGTCCTTCGCGGCTTGCAGTAGCTCAGTGATGCGAGCGCGTAGCGCTTCGGGATCGGCCGGCTGTCGGTTCGCGACGGCTTCCGCGAACGAACTCCAATCGAGCGGCAAGATCTCGGGAAGGCTGTAGCGGTTCTTCGCATCCGCCGCAGCCGTGCGCCGCGTCTGCAAGATGCGCGCGCCCGTGCTGATCCCCTTGTGTCGCTGGCCTTTCTTGCCGTGCGTTAGGGTTTCGAAGTTCGCGAACAGCACGGCGTCTGCCCACTCGCGAAGCAAGCCCGCCGCCTTTTGATGTAACTTGACCTCAAACCGATCGAAGTCTTCGCCTTCGGGGTTCGCAAACTTTTTGATCCATGCGTGCGCGAGCAACACGACGCCCATTCCGCGCCGCGCGCGCACGCGATCGAGCCGCGCGCATAGCTCGCGCCATTCGTCGAGCGCGGCAGTGTAGCCGCGCCCGTAGTCGAGATCGTCGATCGACTCGATGGCCTTACCGTCTTTCGTGCGACGGCCTTTCATGATGTGCGCCCAACACATCGGTTCAAGCCAATCGAGCGTATCGATCACGACTGTTTTGTATTCGTGTTCGGCTGTTTCGAGTTCGTGCAACGCGTCGAAGGCGTCGCGCCAACTGTGCGGCTCGGGAAAGCGCGCGACGTTGATTTGTGATGTGCCGTCTTCGGCGCCGATAAAGATCGGCGACGGCGCGCCGGCCGCGAACGTCGTCTTTCCAACGCCGTCGACGCCGTACACAAGACAGCGGATCGGCTTGTCGAGAACGCCGCCGATCACGCCCGCGAGTTTCATCCGCGCGGGCGTGTTCATAGCCTCACCTCTATCGTCTGTTGGACTGTTAGTGTTAGTTCGTCTTCGTCGTCGCCCGCATAGGCGCTGATCTTGAAACACCCGATGTGTCCCGAGCGTCCGGCTTCGAACGCGGCGATTGACTCGGTCGCACAACGGTGCAACCAGCGATCGACTGCATCGCGTAGGGCGAGGCGCTGTTCCTCGCTGACTTTGTTGTCGGCGCTCATTCCGCCGCCTCGCTGTAGCGCTGCGTTTTCCAATGTGTCACGACGAAGCGCCCGAAGGGCCCTTTACAGTCCGGCCGGAAGTCGCCCAATCCGATCCGCTTGCCGGCCGCGTCGACGACTTCGCGCAGTAGCGCGACCGTCATAACGTCCGTGTCTAACAACATCTCGACTGTGAGCGCCCAATCGTCGAACATCGGGCGGTAACACAGCACGCGCCCACCCGTCGAAGGGATGCGAACCGGACGCGAGTCGACGCGCCACGGCTGCTTGTGTTCGAGCGCAATGTCGACGCCTTCGATCGACAGACACGCGGGGATGAGGCTCGACTTTTGTGTTGTGACCTTTGACTTTCCGGCCTTGAAAAACTTCCCGGCTGCGGTGATGCACGACAGCAGATTCGGTTGCGGGATCACGAGCGTCTTCCCGTCGATCGCCCGATACAGTTTCTTCGTCGCCTGTTCGAGCGGCGTCCCTTTCTCGCCGATCGTCGCGGCGCTCGTTCGGCTCGTCGCTGCGAGCTGCGCTTCGTCGTGAAACGCATTCATGAGTAAAGGCGTCACGCCTTCGATTCGTAGGTCGATCCGTTCCATTCAAGTCCCTCGCTTTCGGTTAGGTACAGCCCTCGGTTCGGAGCGCGGCGCAATGCAGCTCAACGCATAGCCTCACAATGCAGGGCATTGCGTTGCCACACGCCGCAATGTCGACGCGTAGCGTGGCGTTGCCGCGCGCCGCATAGCGTCGCGCACGGTCCCGAGCGGCGGAATCGAACCGCACAGCGCGCCGAACCATCGGCTACGCCCGGACTAACAACCCTTGCCTAACAGTGCCGAACGCTGCTCCGCACTGCCACACGCTGCAATGCGCTGCGACGTGTTGCCGCGCGCAGCAGAACCCTTGCCTAACAGTGCCTAGCGTCGCGTCGCACTGCTACGCGCCGCGTTGCGTCACGTTGCCGTTCGGTGCCGATCAACACAAAGCGCCGCCGCGCGTAGCCTTGCAACGCGTAGCCATGCCGCGCAGTGCGACGCAAAGCATCGCTGCGCATAGCCGCGCGCCGCGTTGCGTTGGGCCGCGTAGCCTTGCCATGCACTGCCGTGCGCGGCGTCTCCGCGCATCGCATAGCGGCGAAAGAGAGCTTCACGGCGCCGCCTTCGATGTGTAGGGGCGCCCGCTCGCAACCCAGACGACAGCGAGTCGGCCGGCGCGCGTGGGGCGCGTGCGTCCGCTGTCTTCGACAAGTCCCGCGCGTTCGAGTTCGACCCGGCGCGGGCGCTGCGTGTTCGCGCTCATGCGTAGCGCGACCTGCATTTCTTCGTCTGTCATGCCATCGGGCGCCGCGGCTTCGAGCGCGCCGAACACGCGACGCCGAAGCGTCGGCGCGCCGTCCGCGATGGCTTCCGCAGCCGCGCGCGACGTTCGGGATCCGGATACGAACAACAAGTCGAACTCTAGTTGTTGCACACAAGTATCTCCGTGGTTTGGGCTGGATTACGGAGCGACGCCACGCTGCGCACTGCCGCGCAGTGCGTGGCACCGCGTTGCATCGCGTAGCAGCGACGCGAAGTGTTAGGGCGTCGTGTCGGGTGTTAGCTCGGAGTGGACGTTATCGACGCGCTGATACAACTCGCGGTTGTCGAGCGCTGATTCGTTCGTACAGACAGGGAAATAAGAACACATGCGACCGTACCGGCGACACGACTCCGGGTTGCGTGGCCAACGCATCGTGAGACGTGCGCCGTGGATCGCGACCGTGTGATCCCACGTGTCGATCCCGGCTTCGACTTCCTCGCCTTCGAGACGAACCACGGTCCCGCGTGCGAAGTAGCGATCGGGCGCTTCGGCGATCGCGTCGCGGACGCGCGACTGATATTCGTCGGGCGACTCGTTCGTGTCGCGCTGCGTCGCGTATAGAAGGCCGTCTTTGCGAAACTTGCGTTCGTCGAGCGGCGTCGCCAATAGCGGCCGGTGGCGCGGTTTCGCGAGCACGTCATAGATCACGCCGCTCGGGTCGAAGCCCTGCTCGCGCGCGGCGTGGTAGTACGTCGACACTTGCGTGTCGATCCGCAACAGTTGCCAATACGTCGATCCGACGCTGATATCGTCGCTCGACGTTTTGTGCTCGATCACGTAGACGCGACCGTCTATCTCGTCGCGAACGATCCCGTCGAGCTTGCCGCCCAGCTGATACGACAGCGAGCGAGCGCCCGTCAGCGGATGAACGAGCGGGATCCGGAACTCATGCTCGACGACGAGCGCGACGAGCCGCGTGTCGCGCCAACGGCAGTCGTATCCGTTGAGCATCTCGCACGCGCGCGCGAGTTCGTATAGGTCGTCGTGTTCGAGCGGAAGCGCGGCGAGCGCCGCGATCAATCGCTTGTCCCTATCGGGCTCTTTCCACCACGCCTCTAGTGCACGGTGGATCAGCGTGCCGAAGCGCAGCTCGACAGCATCTTCGCGGGCGCTTCGATATCCGAGTTCGTAGGCGTAATGATGTTCGCGCGCGCAGCGTCGGCGCGCTTTGAGTTCGCTGTTTGTTACTACGCGTAGCGCTGTATGCGGTTTGTGTTCCGCTTGTGTCGCCGCCGTCATAGAGAAACGGGTATAAAACGCGCGTTATATAAAAGCAACGATCAATCGACGATCGTGTTTTTTTACGTTTGAGCCGCGCGATCGCGAACTGCTAACCGATCCCGGCTGTGTGACTTGTGATCGCGACTCGGCCGGTACCGCAGGCGATGCTACAAAAATGCAGCACCGGCGACGCGCTAAGTCGATTTAGGCGATCGCGCGCACGTCAGCTGATCTATGCCGCTTGTGTGAACACGACGAACATCGATCAGATTTGCAGCGCCGTACGCGCACGGGTGGGCGTCGACTCGCGCGGTTACGTCCGCCCGGATGCATTGGCGCGCGTGTGCAAGTTGGACCTGTGGCCGATCAGCGGCGCGCGTTCGGAGCTGAAAGGGCGCGACTTGATCTTCGACGACACGCTACCGATCGACGAACAGGAATACTTGATCGCGCGCTTCGCGTGTGCGTGGCTACTCCAGTCGATGGGGCTGATCCGCGACTTCCTTCCGCACGATCTGGCCGTCGAGTTGTGCGGCGTCGCACGCGCCCCACGCGGCGCCCGGCTTGCCCCTATCGTGTACCTACGTCCGCGCAAGGCGGGTCAAGCGTCGTCCGCCTGACTCGCACGCGGGCCGTCAGCGTCAAGCTTTGCGCTTGCGCGACGGCGGATGACTCGCCGTGCGACGGCTTCCACCGAGTGATTTGCCGAGCTGGGCGAGATCTTCCGCGCTGACAGGCTGCAGACGATCCGCGATCGCTTGCATGTTCGCGCGCGCGTTGTGCGCCGTCTTTTTCGCTGCGTCGATCGCCGCCGTGCGTGTCATGCCTTCCTTGATCGCGAGCCCATAGCGATCGACGAACGCGGCGACGAACGTGCGCGTGAAGCGCTGGAACTTGCCGGCCGGCGACTGCGCGTATTCGCCCAGCGCTTCGATCTGATCGCTCGTCGCGCGAAGCTCGCTCAGTAGGAGCTTGATCGCTTCGGGCGGTAGCTCGGGCTCATCGCGTCGCGAGCGTTGCGCGTAGCCGTACGCGAGATCGTCGAGCGTGTACTTTCCGCCGAACAGCTCGACAGCATGCATCAAGTGATCGAGCGGGACGGGCGTCTTCCCGTGATCGTAGTTGTTCGCCGTAGGGTAAGTGATGCCAGTACGTTTCGCCCAAGTCGATCGGTTGTAGCCCGCCGCGAGATACGCGCCCCACAGTCGTCTGTTCAGTGTGGGCTCGGATAGGGGATCTTGCGTGTTCGGGTCGGCGTGTGTCTTTCGATGGTGCTGCTTCGTTGCCATGTGCTTCCCGGTTACTCCCGATGGGTCAGTCCGACAATAGTCGTTGCTTTTATATAACGTGCCTTTTATACCCGTCCGATGCGTTTGAGCGCGTGGGTTCGAAGTCGCGGCAAGGGTGCGATCTGGGAACTCGCGCGGTTGACTGGCGTGTCGTACCCGACGATTCACGCGCTCGCGCACGACAAGCGAGCGGCGAAGTACGGGACGGCACTCAAGATCAGCGAAGCGACAGGATTCGCTGTCTCTGTTTCCGAGCTGTGTGAGTTGCCGGCCGCGCCGCGCCGCCCGAAGCGGAAGCGCGCGAGCTACGCGCCCGCGGCGCACGGCTAACTGATTCGTTCGGCGTGTTCGGACGGCTGCCGCTGTCCGGGGGATACCTGCCATGTCGGAGTCGGATCCGGAGTTGCTTCGCGATGTGCTCGCACGCTCGATTGGCGCGCTCGCGTCGGAACCGCTGACATACGCCGCGCTCGAACGGGCGTTCGCGCGGATGAAAGCCGAAGTCGAAACGCTCGATCGCTGGTATGCGCTCTATCCTGAACTCGGGCTCGACGCCGTCGCCGACGCGCGCGAGCGGGCTCGCGGGCGGCGCGCATGAGTGCACCCGAGATCGACACGCGCGAAGCGGACACGCTCGCGGGCGCGCTGTGGATCGCCGAAGCGATCGGCGCGCGCGTGCTTCCGGTGCATCACCTACTCGACGGCGGCGAGTGCTCGTGTCGACGGCCGGACTGTGAGCGACGCGCGAAGCACCCGATCGGCTCGGGTTGGCTGTCGACTGCGTCGAGCGACCCGGCCGTCATTCGCACGTGCTGGTTTCGCAACCCACGCGCGAACGTTGGGATCGTGACGGGCGCGGCGTCGGGCGTCGTCGTCGTCGACGTAGACGGAGCACGCGGCGAGCTGTCGCTTGCCACGCTCGCCGCGAAGCACGGCTCGATCCCGCTCGCGCCGAAGGTTCGCACGGCGCGCGGCTACCACTTGTATTTCCGGGCGCCGTCCGAGCCGATCAAGAATCGTGTCGGCTTCGCGGACGGTTTGGACTTTCGCGGCGACGGCGGCTTCGTCGTCGCGCCGCCCAGCGTGCACGAAACCGGGTTTCGGTACGCGTGGGAAGTCTCGCCCGCGGACGTGGAACCGCCGCCACTGATCGAATGGCTGCGGCTGATCCTCACCGGCGAACGCGAGCGCGAAGCGACGCCCGAGCCGCCCGAGCCGCCGCCGCGTTCGTATGTCGGGACGCGCGCCGAACGCTGGGCGCTGGGCGCGCTCGAACGCGAGTGCAGCACCGTGCGCGAGTCGAAGGAAGGCACGCGAAACGCGCAGCTCAATACGTCCGCGTTCAATCTCGGAACGATCGTCGGCGGCGGCTCGCTCGACGCGGGAACCGTTCGGCGCTCACTTCGCGACGCGGCGCTCGAAGCCGGCCTTGGCGAGTTCGAAGCGCTCAAAACGATCCTGTCGGGCATGTCGGCCGGACAACAGAAAGAAGTCCGAAGCGCGCCGACGCGCGACGCGGCTGGCTTCACGCGCTCGTTGTCGAGCGCGGGCGCGGCTTCGTCCGGGTCGAACGGCGTCGCGGCTGGCAACGGCGCACGCGCAGCTAGCAGCGGCGAGCCCGCGGGCCCGGACGATCCGCCCGCGCAGCCGAAGCCGCCCGCGCCGTCCGCCATGCGCCCGATGTACGACACGGGACAGTTGTTCGCGCAGCTTCCCGAACAGCGATGGACGGTCGGCGGACTGCAGATTGGAGCTGGGCGCCCGACGCTGTTCGCGGGCTACGGCGCGAGCGCGAAGACGCTCGCATCGCAACAGCTCGCGCTCGCCGTCGCGAGCGGCCGGCCGGTTTGGAACCGCTTCGAGACTTCGCCGGGCGTGGTGTTGCATATCGATTACGAGCAAACTTTTTACGCGACGGCGAAGCGCTATCAGCGGCTCGCACTTGGACACGGGATCGATCTCGCGGAACTGGGCGATCGGATCCGATACGTGGAAATGCCGCGCGCATGGCTCGATCGCCCGGACGGCGAAGACGAGTATTTGCGCGCGTGCGACGGGATCGATCTCGTGATCGTCGACGCGCTGCGCGGCGCGGCGCCGCACACGGACGAAAACGACTCGCTGTTCCGGCGCGCGATCGACTCGCTGACGTACGTGTCACAGCGCACGGGCGCGGCGATCCTCGTCCTGCATCACGCCGGCAAGCCGAAGGACGGACACACGGCCGACGCGCGCACGCTCGCCCGCGGTTCGAGCGCGATCTATGACGCGTCCGGCTGCGTGTTCAACTTGCAAGCGCGGCCGGGCGCGCCCGCGCGGCTCGTGACGCAAGTAAAGACGCCCGCCGAAGCGGACGGCGCGCCGCTCGCGCCCTTCGAGCTTGTCGTCGACGACGTGGCGTTCGACGGCGTTCCGAACGCGGGCGTGCGCGTCTATTGGCAAGAGCCCGCGATCGTGGATGTGGGCGAGCAAGCGGAAAAGGCTTTTCAGCACGACGCCGAGATCATCCTGAAAGCCATTCGGCGCAACAACGGCAAGTCGTCCAACGCGATTGTATCCCGGTGTGGGATGCCGCGCGCGCGGGCGCTCGAAGTGTTGCGCACATTGGGCGAGGAACTCCGGGTCATTGTCGAGCCCGGTCCGGGTAAGACAAAACGGTACCGCCTCCCGACGCGGCTCGACGGAGCGGACGAGTGACCCGGCGCAGCGTCAGCCGGGCGGCGACTCGTCCGCGTCGGGCTCGGAAGTCTCACGCCGATCAGCTCGCGTTGGGTGCGTCACCTGCGTCACTCGAACGGCCTGCGTTAGCTAGTTTTCCATTGAATAGAACGACCGATCGCGAACTCACTGATCGGTTAGCTCAAGTGGTTCTAGAACCACCTAACAGTGGTTTTAGAACCAGAACCCCCGAAGGTGGTTCTCTGACTCTAAGAGAGTCAGAACCACCCTTCGGGGGGGTTCTGGGATGGTTTCCGGTACCGGAACTTTCGCCGATCGAAGGCGGAGACGTACTGGCGTTCCCAGCGCGCTTGTTTGGTCGATTGCCGCTGTCAGCGTCGCTGTGCTGCCGTTCGCGTGTCGGGTCGCTACCAGTCGTTGTCACGAGCGCCCGAGCCGTTTGGCTGGCGCTACGGCGCCGCAAACAGGTCGTGTTCGGGCTTTTAGAACTCGACGCGTTAGTGTCCGGATTTGAGAACGATAGGTCTAATCCTTACAGCCTGTTCGAGTGGTGCGAATACAAACGCAAGTACCCGACATGGCGCGTACAGCTGCGCGACGCGATCGGCGTGATCGGGAACGCGGTAGTCAGTCGCGGCGACGGTCCGGCAATTGGCGCCGTGCTGTCAGGGTGGGGCTTGCAGCTGACGGCGGTTAGCTACGGCGCCGCAGTTCCGGAGATTTCGTGAAGCGCAGAACCAGTCGGAACCGGAACGGCCATCCGGATCAGCTCTCACTTGGGCTAACCGTGTTGGGCGATCGCGGCGTTGTCGCGGCGACGCCGCTTTCACGTGCAACAGCGACGCGCTCGAAGACACGGGAGGCGCCCGCGCCGAAGCCGTGGTTATGCGCCGTGCTCGCCGTCGACACGGCGCGGCAAAGCGGGTGGGCGATCAGCCGGGCGGGCTCGCACGTCGATAGCGGCGAAGTCGACACGCTCGACGAAGTAACGGTCGGGCAAATCGTCGACAACGCGATCGGCTACGCGGCGGCGACACGGGTGCCGCTCGTGATGGTTCTAGAATCGCCCTTCGGCGGTTCTGTCGCCGTGATCGCGGCGCTGGGCGTCGCGCGCGAGCGTTGGCTTCGGGCGTGGCGCGCGTGCGATCAGTCGCTCGGGCGCGTCGTGCGCGTGGCGCCGTCGACGTGGCGCGGGCCTGTCTTGGGCGCCCGATCGGTCGGGCTACCGCGCGACGAGATCAGACGCGTCGAGCTGGCGACGGCGCGCGCGCTCGTTGGCGATCCGATGATCGGACATGACGAGGCGGCGGCGATCCTGATCGCGCGCTGGGCGTCGCACGCGGCAGCCGTGGGCGTCGCCATTGGCAAGCGCGCGGCTCGGGCGTCGCTCGAAGCCTGGACGGGCGCGCACGGCGCGAAGGCTCGGCAAGTGACGAAGCGGAAAGGCAAGCGCGATGGAACTCCCTAACCCACTAGACGGCCCGCGACACATGCACGGGTGCGAACACTGCGCGTATCTCGGAACGCATGGGCGTTTCGATCTGTACGTGTGCGGCACGATCCTGATCGTGCGCTACGGCGACGCCGAACACGACTCGGCGTCGCTGTCGCTTGCCCGCTGGGAAGGCTCGACGCCCGCGCCGTTCGACGAAGCGTATCGACGCGCAGTCGCGGCCGGGAGGATCCCGCAGTGAGCGCGCGCCCGAAGCTGTACGACTGTCCGCCCGCGCGCGTGCTGCTCGCCGATCCGCCGTGGAAGTTCGACGACAAGCTTCCGGGCGACGGGCGCGGCGCGGCGAAGCACTATCCGTGTATGAGCGTCGGCGAGCTACTGGCGTTCGATCTTCCGCCGCTCGCGGATGACTGCTTACTGCTCTTGTGGCGCGTCGCTTCGATGCAAGCTGAAGCGCTCGAAGTCATGCACGGTTGGCGCTTCACGCTCAAGAGTGAACTTGTGTGGCGCAAGCAAACGAAGCACGGCAAGCGATGGTTCGGAATGGGTCGCTACGTCCGCGCCGAACACGAAGTGTGTCTGATCGGCGTGCGCGGGCGCGTTCGCGTCGCCGACCGATCGATCCGCTCGACGTTCGACGCCGTCGCGGGCGAACACAGCGCGAAACCCGATCGCGTGTATGAGATCGCCGAAGCACTCGTTCCGGGCGGGCCGGGGCCGTACGTCGAGCTGTTCGCGCGCCGGCCGCGAGCGGGCTGGCATTGTTACGGAAACGAAGTCGCGGCGTCGGACGCGGGCGCGTCGGCGTCGGGTGAGTCCATACACTGAACTGAAAGGGTGACGAATATGGATATGTGTCCCACAGCCTTATTGTGTTTATGTGTGCTAGCGCACGCGCTTGTGTCGCGTGTGCCTAACCATCGCTTCGTCGCGAGTGCAGCCGCGGTGATCTTTGTGCTCGCCGTTGTGCTCGTGTTGTTCGTGTTGTTTTACACATTGCGGACGCTGGTCGTATGATGACTGACATTGTATGGGGCGAAGTCATTGCACAGTTGCGGCTGTTGCAATCGACGGTTCCGGTCGGGAGTCCGGCGTATCGCGCGCTTGTCCAGGCGACGGCGCAGTGTCAGTTACGCGCGGGACAGCTCGCGAGCGCCTTCGCATCCGAACGGCCGCTCGCGGCTCATACGCCGCCCGGCGCGGCGCCGTGCGTGTGTGTCGAGTCGCCGCTTCGAGCGGACACGGCGGACGGACTCGCGCGCAATGTGGCGTATGCGGACGCGTGTTTGTATGACTGCTTGACGCGCGGCGAAGCGCCCTTCCTCGGGCACCTTCTATATCCGCGCGTACTCGACGACGCGCGCAAGCGCGATCGCGATCTCGGGATCGACGCCCATTGTGCATGGCTGCGGCAAGCGCATCGCGTCGCCGTGTACGTCGACTTCGGGATCACGCTCGGAATGCAGAAAGCAGTCGATCTCGCGCGCGAGCTGCGGATCCCTGTCGTCGAGCGCGACCTAGGGCCCGATTGGGAAACGTGGATTCGGGCGGCGCGCCCGACAGCTGGATTTAGTGACGCGCAGTGCGCGTCGGAAAGGCCTGAGAGTCATGTTCAAGAGTAAGCCGCCCGAGGAAGCGACGACGACGCGAACGAGAACGATTGAATCGGCGCGACCCAAAGCGTCAGCGCCCGAGCCGATCGAGTCAGCGCCCGACGCGCCCAACGCGACGGATACGGAGATCGACGAACTCGAACTCGTTCCGTCGTTCGAGCTGCGCGCCGACGATCCGATCGCGTCGACGACGATCGCGTATTGGATCGATCTCGCGACGAGCGCGGGCGCCGACGCGGAGTTGATCAAGGAAGCACGCGAAGTGCGGGCGCAGATGATCGAATGGCAAGGGCGGCAACCGCCGAAGGGCGAGCCGTCGCCGTGACGCCGCGCGGATACCTGACGGACGACGATTGGAGACGTGAGATGATCGCGCCGTCGATCACGATCGACGGCGTCGAATGCATGGCGCAAACCGAGGCGGCGATCCGTGTGCGTCGAAAGCGATCGGACGGCTCGTATGGGCGCGCTGTGTGGATACCGCAAAGCGTCATTCACGACGACAGCGAAGTGTACAAAGCGGGTGACGCTGGGCGACTCGTGATCGCCCAGTGGTTCGCGACGAAGAGCGGGTTAGAGCCATGACGCTCGACGACGCGTTCGACGTGGCGCTCGCGAAGCAGCTCGACGCGCTCGCGAAGGATCGCGCGGAAAACGCATGGCTGCGATGCGAGAACGAGTGGCTACGAAGGCTCGTGTACGAATGCGACCGGGCGTTCGTCACGGGCGCGATCCTCCCGGGCGGAACGCTGTCGGCCATACACGCGATCGCGTGCGATCCGAACATCGAGCGTGACGAACGAGAAGAACGAAAGGAACAAGAGGGGACCATGCCAACGCTAGAAGAGTCACACGAACACATTGCGCAGTTTTTCCGCTTTGAGCACTTGCCCGAACACCTGCAGCGCGTGTCGCAGCCGTTCGCGGAACTGGCGGCGATCATATTGCGCGACGCGCCGTCGAACCCGGAACGCACGGTCGCGCTGCGCAAGCTGTTGGAGTCGAAAGACGCAGCCGTCCGCGCCGTGCTCGCGGGCGCGGTTCCGTATCGGGATCGGCGATCGGGGCCCGTCGAGCCATGATGAAAGCGGAAAGCGTCGCGGATGTAGTGCGGCAGATACACGAGCGCGTGATCTTCCGCGGCGAGCCCGATCCGCTGCTCGGAGAACACGCGCAGCGCTTTTTGATGATGGTTCCGCCGCTGACGATCGAAATGCGACTCGATCCGACACAATGGCCGTTCGATCGGCGCCGCGTCGAGCGCGTACATCTTCGCGACGCGGCGAAGGTGCTGCGCGAGTTGGCGAAGCGCTTCGAAGCGGACGCGGATGAAAGCGAACGAAAATGGGCGCCGTAAAGAGTCTGGGCGACTCGGTTGGATCGCTGATCGGGGCGATCGTCTTTGGAGCGGCGCGCGCTGTTGTCGAGCGCGCGCGGAAGTTCAGTCGAACGCGCTCGCCTGAAAGGCAGAAAACGGAGCTAGAGGAATGGAATCGAAACCACTCGCCAACGCTCGCCGGACCGTGCGCCGTGTGCGGCAAGCCGAACGCCGTCGACACGGAACACTGCAACGGGCCCGTACGGCGCTGGCCGATGCGTTGACGCCCGATGCGTTGAGCGGGCGCGTGGGGCGCTTCGACGATCCGCGTCAAATAGAGATGTTCGGGCGCGATCCGGATTGCGTCGATTGCGGGAACGGCGTGCTGTTGGGCGTCGAGCTGCGGCCGGTGTGCGCGCGATGCAAGCGGCGCGTGATCGCGTGTCGGCGGCACGAAGACTGCGACCTAGCGGACGCGCTCGCGCGCGGGCGCTGTGTGAGTCACTGCGGCATAGACGACGCGTGCGACGAATGTCGTGCGCCATGAAAGGGATGGGATCACATGGGAAACGAACAAAACTACGTGAGGCTGTTGCGAACCATGCTCGATGACTTGCGCGCCGGACGGCCGGCGAACGCCAGCGGCGACGTGCAAGCGGCGCTCGAAGCGGCGATCGAGGCGCTGGGCGGGGCGAGTCCGAACGCGCCACAGTCGGGCGCACAAGCGGGCCCGATGCCAGCGCCGCAGACTGTGCTTCATGACGGGCGGCCGGTCGAAGACGCGCGGACGGGCGGACACGGCGGCGTCGTCGCGAGCGGGCCCGCGCCCGCGATGACCGACCCGTCGTTACAGGGCGCGAAGCTCGACGCCACGAACACGACGAACGCCGCGAACGACACGTCGCTACAGGGCGCGAAGCTCGACGCGGCGGAAGTCAAGAGTAACCAGCACGAAGGCACTAAGGGAAAGCACCACAGGTAAGCGCTCCGTGCTCGCCGCCTACAGACGGGTGTCGATGTAGGCGGCGGCGCACGGCACGTGTGCGACACGTGCGCGCTGTGGGAAGGGGTGGGGTCAACAGTGTTAGGGGGCCCTTG